TACTCATAAACTATTTATTTTATTTAACAATAATTCTTCCGAAGTAAATTCTTTAGTTTTCTTTAGTTCTTCGTAGAATTTTTCATACCCCATATCGGCGGCATCTTTATCTTTCAAATACATCATTTTGACCTGTATTCCATTTTTTCTAAAATACTCTGCTGCTTTCAATGCTTCACTCATCGCATCGTTATCCAATGAAATGATAATATCACTAACTCCACTCATAAATATTTTCTCAACCAATTGTTTAGAAGGAAACTTACCTAAAAGTGGAATTGCGTTTCGTTTGATTGTGATTGCATCAAATACACCTTCACAAAGTATAATCGGTTCTTTCCAATTTACCTGTGATTCAAATGCTATAACATTCTTGCTGATTGGTGGGTTTTTGTATTTCATCTTCTCATCCGTATAATAAGAACGAGAAACAAAGTAATTAAGTGACCCATCGGAATTATATGATGGAATTATTACTCGTCTTGCATATAATCCCTCTTTACAATATCCTATGTTATATTTGATTATATCTTTTTGTGTAATGCCTCTTTCATTGAGGTAATGTATAGCGTGTTTATATTCTGGATTAAATCCCTTTGGTTCTTCTGCTAAACTAATAAATTCTTTTGGAAGAGAAATGTATACTTTTGTTTCGGCATCTTCTTGCTGTGGATTCCAATTGCTATCTCCGTATATTTCTCTAATAATGGATATAGTTTTCCTATCCACATCAAGTTTACGAAGTAGGGATGTCAATTTCTTACCACCACTATTACAAGTCCAACAATGCCACTTTTGAGTTTCAGTATTTACCTGTAGTTTTTGTTTATGGTGATTACAAAACGGACAATAAAATGCTAATTCGTTACCCTTTAATACGGAGTAACTACCCAACGTATTAGACAACGTGGATATTACGATATTTTTATCAGTCTGCTTCAACACAAACCAAATATACGAATATTATTTTAAAATACCAAATTTATTCAGAAAACCATTCATCCGGTATTACCTTATCCGCATATTTAAAACCATTCTTCTCACACCAATCGGCATAAGTGGTTTTGGATTTTTTATTGATTTTATTTTTTGAATTTGTAAAAACAAAACGAATATCCAATTCGGGATTTTGTTGTTTTACTAAAAGGTGTTTTTTCCTATCTGCTAATACGAATCTACCTTTTGTTTCTACTCTGATACCATTCGGTAACTTAAAATCAGGATGGTAAGTATGTTCAGAAGCAGGTATAATATAAGATACCTCTTCGGACTCATATTGGACAGATAATCCTCTACTTGCAATCTGATTGGAAACACTTTCTTCAAGACCTGACTTAAAACCATATTTCTTTGCAACCCATTTAGAGTTGTTCTTTTTTGTAACTTTTTTTGCCATTAAAATAAATTATTTTGGCGGATTATCGCTATATTTTTTAGCGTTAAGTTCGCCACCTCTTCCTATTTTTAATTTTGCTGCAGATAGTACTTGATCATCTGCCTTTTTTAAATCATTGGTAGTATATGGTGTTTTTGCAGCCACCCCTGCATCGTATGAAATTTTATCTACTCCCAAAGTTGATTTGTTTGAATTGTATAAATCTAAAATTGTTGCCATAAGTTTTTGTTTATAATAAATATAGGATTATGAAATAAACCATACCACATATTACTTTATTGGTTGTAGTTTAAGCAATTTGATTCTATTTTTACATAATTACTACCGTTTGCTGTAGCTATTGAATATTTCTCACCATATATGACATATATCGGTATCCCCACCGCATGACTTGAAAACTCACCATCAAGACTAATTAATTCATGGTTAGTACAGAAATCCGAATTTTCCGCACAAATTATACTTTTTTGTTTACTTATAATACCATCGGTTGTTGGCAATTCATTACTAATATATACTTCAAATTTTGTATAAGTTATACCATTTCTTTCATATACATCAGTATCGTATGATGGTATTGGATTAACAATCTCTATGTTTCTATTTTTTGCTTTTATAGCTCTAAATACCACATAAGCAAAGCAAATAAGAACAAATGTTATAAAAAGTATTCCAAATAATTTTTCCATGGTTTAAAATAATTATGTATCAAATCTAATAATAAAGTTCAAAGGAATATCAGGTTCGGATTTAATGGGTTTTGGTAATTTTGCAACCGCTATTAAATCACAATTATCATCGTATAATCCTACCGTAGTTATGAAAGGTGTTAAGAAAGAGCCTGTAGAATCAACCGAAGAACTTAAATAATAATGTTCAAATCCACCGGATACCCAAGTATTTGTTATAGATGAAGATATTGAACCGGAGTATGTATAATCCATAATATCACCATTTTCTAAAGTGCTTCTTTTTCTTATATACTTTACACCAGGATTAGTTATAACATTAAATGTTTTACCATCGGAATCCGTAAAACTTGCGGTTTCTCTACCCACTAATACATATGCAGATGGGTTAGTTGAAACATTAAATTCGCTCTCATTTAAAACAAGCAAATACTCATACTCATATATTGTTTCGGTTGATTTATAATTCAATTCCCAACTTGAAGTTAGCATTGAATTTGAACCGCTTGTTATTACAATTAAACCTTGACTATAAAAAATATTTCCAATTCTATGCGTACTACCACTAACTAAATTACCATGTTTATCATCTAAATATTCAGTAGTACCATTTAAAAGGGATACTGATCCTTTTTTTATACCTTCACCGATATTAATTTGTGGTATTGATATTACTTTTGCATCTGTTCCTAAAAATCTTTCTTTATTTGAACTATCCGTATTATATACATTTGTTTTATCTCCAAATCTTATAAACGGATTATCCTCATTACCATTATAAAATTGTGCACGTAATTGTCCGTATACGGAATGTGGATAATATAATCTAGTTTCATCTGTGTTTGAAACCGTAGATGATTCAAAATCATTCACAACGTTTCCAATACTTGCACTATATATAAAAACTGATGATCCCGATGCGTTTGTTTCATCAAAGGACCATTCTTTATAAACCTTAAAAGGTCTAATACTAATATCAGATTTTGGTATTCTTTTTAACATATCACATATAAATATCTCAATAAACAAAAACCCAATCTTGGTAGGTTGGGTTTTGTATTGTGGATTGATTCCACATAATATAGGTTATTCTCCTTTTAGAAATCTAATTTAACTTTAATTGCAACTTCCTTATCAAAGGATTTTTCAATCGGTTTGGATACTTTTGCAACGGCCAATAGTTCATTTGCATCATCATACAATCCAACCGTAGTTACATATACTCTAGGATTTTTTTCAAATGTTGATTGAACAAATTGTCCTGTTGATCCTGTTACAAATGTTGGATTATTTGAGAAATTAAACTCTCTATTGTTTGCTCTTACAAAGTAATGTGATGTAGAAACGTTTTCGGTTCTACGAGCTTGGAAATCTGCACCAGAGTTTAATGAATTAAACAATGCAACCGAACCCGAATTACTTGTATATGTTGATCCGCTTAATGAATTATTGTGATATACACCAACCATACTATTACCCGCTCTAGCAAGCTTACCATCTACATCTTTTAATGCGGTAGGGTTGAGTAGTATAATACCCATATCAGGATAGAATAATCCCCATCCTTGATCACCATTTGCAGTTGAACAGGTATAGGTATTTATAGATGCGGTTAATGCAGTTCCAATATTCAACGAACCACTAACCATATTATATACTCTTCCTGATGTAGATACGTTTTCATCCGTTCCACCACTATCATCAATCAATGTTACAGTTTTACTTGCTCCGGATAGTGTTATTGAAATATTTCCTGGATCCAATCTTTCTTTATATCTTGATCTGTTTATGTTTATTGCGTAAAATGCATCCAAATCAGTAGCTCCTGCAACAGTTCCACCATATACACTAAATTTTTGATCTCCTGTACCAAGTAAAACGTTTCTCAATTGAGAATATACCGCCTTTGTCGATAAAAATGATTTATCATCTTGCTCTAATGTCGGTGCACCCCATCCATCTACATCACCATATGCGATAGAAAATTGAACCTCTTCTGATCCAGTATTTGCAGATGCGTATACATCTATATAATACTTTCCACTTACATCGTTGAGTTGTTCGGATGATGTATAAAATGCAGTTAAAGATCCAGTATCATTACTCCATATACCAGAAGTAACAATCTCCGTTCTGTTTGTCACTTTATCAACCGGGCCGAATTTTTTATAAATACCATTGGTTATGGTTGTAAATTCTGCACTTATTTGTTCACCTTGTCCTAAAAATTGGTTTACAATGTTTACCAATTCATTTGTATCAAGGGGAGTACCGGAAGTGTTTGCAACCGCAGCTAAGTACTGTGATAAGTTACTTGCTAAAAGGGCCCCTCTATTGTCTCTAATTATTGCCATAATTTATATTATTGAACGTATGTTACTGTTACTGGAATTGTTTGTGAACCACCCGTTTCATTTCCGTAAACGGTTATTGTGGTTTTAATAGTTGCAGTCAACGATGGATTAGGAATAAATTTGAATGTTAATCCTTTTGCAAGCGCTGCTGTTGCGGATACATCATCACCGATAAATACAGGTACCGAACCAACTTCTGATGTAACGCCTTCTCCCACAATATCTCCTGCATTTTTATTTGCTAATACAATCGTATACCCCAATGTTCTATTACCAGCTGGTGATGTTGTTGGAGATAATGCAACTTCTCCACTTTTTTGGTTTACTGATATGTTAGGAACACCAAACTCCACAACAGGAATTCTAGTTGTATTTTTTGGTAGAGTTACCAACTTATATCTCATTACTTGGGTTTCATCAGGGGAGGCCTCTAATACAGGCATATTTTTGATAGATGCATCATAGTATGCAGACCCTAATGGATGTGCTGGTTCATATAATGAATAATCAATTTCATCATCTGCCAAAGCAAATTGGGTTATATTCAACCCCAATCCTGCTGCAAGTTTTTCTCTACCTTTTTTAGTAAGAATTGCATCAACTGTCAATTCTGTATTGCTTAAATATCCCATATTATTATATTACGTTTGTTAATAAATATAGTTTTTATTAAAAAATATTACTCAACTTCCAAAATTGGTTCACTTGAATCCCTTCCTGCTTTATTTACTCTCAATGTATTTGGATTGGTAACGAAAACCTCAACAGGAGGAGAACCATCCAATGTAGTTGCCGCTGTATTTTTAGATCCTCTGTAATATGAGTTTTCCAACCCTCTTGTCAAATCACCAACTCTCTTATAATGATATTGTGTATAACCATCAACAGGAACTACACTTGTTATTCTGCCACCAACTACTGGGAATCCACCATATGTAGTGACCGTGCCAGGAGTAGTTACAAAATCCAAATTATTTCCAGTTGCAGTTGCTCCTAAATAATTATCAAGTCCTGTAAGCGTTGCATTATATACCGTTCCTGTGGTTTGTGGATACCTAAATTGCAACTCATCGGTTTGAATATTTAAAATTATCAAATCAGCGGTGTATGATACTAAATCGGAATCTAAAAATGTTATTTCATCATTTTCTAAATCTATTGCCGGTATTGTAATATTATCACCAACCGTTAATGGTGTTAGTGGTTTTATATTAAGAGTCCTTTCTTCGTATGGTATTTCTGTAATGTTATAACCGGCTCTAGGGTCACCCACACCATCAATAAATTCTTTAAATGTAACGTGTGTTTTAACTTTTGCTTCCGTTAGATAATAAACTATAACTCTTTCGGTTTGTAATATACCATTCGAATCATAATAAGATCTTATAGAATGACCATGCATCGAGTAAATACCAAATCCCAAATTTTCGGATGCATCCTGTCCAAATGTTGAAAACGATTGGTTTTGTGATTCAATTTGTAAAGTTGGATCATCGGATTTTGCATCGATATTCGTTTCGTAGTATTCATTTTCAGCTGACAACAAATTTGTTTCATCTAAATTTATAAACCCATCGTTTTGATACTCATCAGCTGATAAAGTATCAATAGTAGTATCATTTATATTTGTTTCATATTGATTATCCTCACCGCCCAATTCATACTCATCGTTGGCATCAATATACAAATTAATATCTGAAGTCTCTGCAGAAAGTATTCTATTTTCAGTAGTATCTAATTCAGATTCATTATAATCATTTGATCCATATATCTCTGTTATCGTATCTTTTAAAATAATAATTTCTTAATTCATCCAACGATTTATAGTTAGATTTGTATCTATCTGCCGGATTTCCAATATAATTATCTAAATTAAAACCCCCAATGGATTTTGCAATATCAATATTCAGTTCTTTTGTAGGAGAAAAGAATAAACCAACTCTATTAGAATCTACCGGAGCTTGATCAAATGCTTTTTTAGTAACCCTACTCTTTACGGATAAATCCACACCAACACTTCCGGATATTTTTTCACCATCTAATGTATATTGTGATTCAAATCTAACTTTATTTGTAGAATATCTTGATGAACCTATGTTTGGTATTTCCAATACATTGGATCTCTCTATACTTTGAAAATTAAACGGATATTCTGTAATATTATCAAAACCGACTGCAGATGCGGAGTATATTGTATACGCATTATTAGAAAAAATAGTAGATCCTGATATTATGTTAATTTGTTCCGTTTCTAAATCATTTCGGCTAACACTACTACTAAAATATATGTTAGTATCAACATTAATAAGTGATGAAGTTTCTGCTAAATTTTTAGGATATTCAAAATCTAAACGAAAATACAAATCGGAAGTAGATGCAGTTATACTATTACCATTTACCATCTCTGGAAACGATACGTGTTGGTAAAACACATCTTTATTGAGTGGTTCACTCCACAAACGAAACTCATCCAAACTACCACTATAACTTTGGTTGTTTCCTATTCTTAATATACTACCTAATTCATAATTATGAGAAACGGGCGATGTGGTTACACTATCTTCAAATATTGTTTTTTCGTTGTTTGTTTGTTTAACACTTAAAATAAATGTATCATTTGGAGATCCTATTTCTCTTGTTAAACAAACTCCAAAAAAAGAACCATTGAATATTGGTAAAGTGGATGTTTGTAAAACACCTGCTCCATAATCAAATATAACTTTACCATATTTACTATCAACCGAACCACTTAATGATATGTTCCAATCACCACTACCTGTGACAAGTGTCCATTCATCCGCATATGCCGGTCTTACGAACATTTCAATTGTATCTGGCCTTCTACCCTTGTCCGTATCTTTCCACGGCATTTCTATATATGCACCATCATTGAAAACCAATGCATTTGATATATTATCAAAAACAAATTTTGATTTATTAGTTTCCAAATCGGTTGGTTCCGGACCACCAAATTCTATTATAGATAAATTAGATGCAGGAATACCATAACATGCCATTAATGCATATATTCCTCTACGTGA